ATGGCGAAACTAAAGCCTGAGAAGCCAGCGCTTGAACGGAGATTTTATCCGATAACGGCTGCAGCGAACTACCTGGGGGTATCGGTACAATTTCTCTATAATGGAACATCCCGCAAATCGAAAAAGCCCTGTCCAATCCCTTACCGGCGGATCGGCGGAAAGATTCTTTTCGACATCCGCGATCTGGAGAAAATTTAACAGAATTCCACCTTCATTTCCACGCAGAGGGCTTCATGGAAGGGAAAAGGAGAAACGAAATATGAACGAAAACAATATGCAGCATGACGTTGATGGGATCGGGAAGGATATCCCTGGTGACTCGCCCCGGATTTCCCCGGAGGTCTGGTCACGGGTTCGTAAGAGCCATCATGGCATCGAGATCGCGCTGCGGGTCAAGCTCCTGGATATTGCCTGCAGGATGAGCCAGCCCGATAAGGGACCCCGGAGCAAGGCTGGCAGCCTATCTTTCTATGCCGATTTGTGCGAGGCGATGCGGGCGGGGGCGAATCTTCCCGCACGGAACGGATGCGGCGCCGATCCGGATCTGAATCGTTTCTTTGATTCGAAATGCCTTTTCGGCCTGCATTTGTCCGATATAGATCTGGTCGTTTCAAAGGCAGATCTATACGCCGCTTACGAACGGTTTGCCAGGGAGGAAGGCGACTCGCTATACTGCCGAGAAATCTTTTTCAAGGCGATTCGCAAGTATGCCCCGGTGCGCGACTATCGACCAAGGAACAAAGACGCGATCCGCTTGCTTTGTTTGCGGGGAGTCAGCTTGAGGGAGGAATCCTGAAATGGGATTTGCTTCCAAAAGTCTCGGAGAATCGCGCTGCGCGGAAATCGCCCGGACCCTCTTCACTGTTATATCCGTCGATGAAATCAAGGGTGAACTGATCGGTTTGTGCCCGATCCATGGAGAAAAACACTCATCATTCGGATACAATTTCAAAAAAGACTTATATTGTTGTTTTTCCTGCGGGGCAGACGGCGATCTATTGCGCCTTTGGAGCGAAGTCAAGGGCTACGGCCAAAAGGAAGGCTTCAAGGCCTTTTGCGCCGAGTTCGGGGTTTCCACTGGGGAAGGGAACAACAGAGGCGGGGCGCGGCGAAAGGGGGCGGGGGCCGACGAGGACGAAAATCCGGAGATGCAGATCAAGGTATTCGAGGCGATGGAAAAGGCCTGGGACCTTTTCCCGCCGCTTCCGGATGAATGGATCGCCCGCCTGGAGAAAACGCGGGGATGGTCTCGCAAGTGGATTGAGATCCTCGATCTCCGGATGCAGACGCACCGGTTCACGAAAAAAGGCGAGCTGGCCAAGTTGGAGACGACGGACCGGATCGCGATCCCCATCCATGACATCCTCGGCCGCCTGAAGAATATCCGTTTATATAAACCGGGCGCATCGCAATACAAGATCATCTCATGGGCCAGGTCGACGGGGAAAAACGCGCTGTTTCCTCCCCGGCCCATGATGGGCGAAATTGAGGAGAAGGCCGGACAATACGTTTCCCCAATCCTGCTCTGCGAGGGCGAATCGGATACAATCTGCGCCCTCGCACACGGTCTTAACGCAGTTACACAGACCAGCAAGGTCAAGAAATGGCCGGACGAGCAGCTCCTGTTCTTTAAAGGCAAGGACGTCGTCGTCGCCTATGACGCGGATGAGCCAGGGCAGAAATATGGCAAATGGGCCTGCCAGGCCCTCGCCACGGTCGCAAAATCGGTCCGGTCGATACAATGGCCGCCCGAGATGGGCGTCGGCCCTGCAGGCGAAGTTCCGAAGGACCATGGCCAGGACCTGACCGACTTCTTTGTCCGTCACAAAAAGACGCCGGAGGACTTCAAGGCCCTGATCGAGGGGACGGCCCCCATACAGGCCTCCGCCCCACCCTCAGCGCCGCCGGCGCCCGACGTTTCACCTGATATCCTTAAATTCTTCGAATATGGGGTCAATAAGCGTTTCTCCTTCAAACCGCGTCTGCTGGCCGAGCATATCATCGCCGACTATAAACTCCTGTCGGATCCGGATACCGGCATCCTATACCGCTGGAATGGGATCTTCTGGGAGATCTTCGACGAGGACCATATCAAGGCCGTTGCGATCCGCTGCCTGGGGAATGAGGCGCAAAAGAGCCGCGTCGAGGATGCGATCTATCAAGTGACGAAGCTCTCGACGATCCCGGCGGACCGCAAGGTGAACGACCGGGCGGAGTGGATCTGCCTCCAGAACGGGATGCTCAATTTCATGACGTTCGAGATCATCCCCCATGCCTCTGAATTTTATTGCACCCACGCCCTGCCGGTTACGTTTGATCCGGAGTCTAAAAAGCGCTGCGAGCGCTGGGAGAAATACCTGGAGACGAACATCCAGACGCCCGAGCCGATCGCCCAGGCCCAGGAGTTCGCGGGATACTGCATCGTCCGCCATACGCGGTTCGAAAAGTGTCTCTTCCTGTTGGGGCCCGGCCGCGACGGCAAATCTACTTTCATGAAGGTCTTGAAAGAAATCGTCGGAGACGAAAACTGCGCCGCCGTCTCCTTCCCGGATCTGGAGAATGAGTTCCATCGATCATCACTCTATAACAAGCTCCTCAATATCTCCACCGAGATCGGCGGCCAGGCCATCGAATCGCCCTATTTCAAGGCGATCACGAGCGGCGATCCGATCAATGCGGCTTACAAGCACCGCGACGCCTTCACATTCAGCCCCTACTGTAAGCTAATCTTCGCGGGGAATATGCTCCCGAGGGTCAAGGACAACTCAGACGCCTATTTCCAGCGCGTCCTTCCGATCCAGTTCAAGCGGCAATTCCTCGAGGGGGATCCGGATCGGGATCCGGAGCTCCTGGAGAAGTTCAAAGAGGAGCTTTCAGAGATCTTCTACTGGGCGCTGTGCGGGTTGAAAAGGCTGACGGAGCAGAAGCGCTTTACGGATTGCCGGGAGACGCGCGACCTGTTGATGGGATATCGCCGGAGCAACAACCCGATCCTCTGCTATGTCGAGGACCAATGCATCCTGGGGGATGGCCAATCGGCCGACAAAGGGGAACTGTATGGAGATTATCGGTCATACTGCGGCCTGAACGGATACATGCCTGTCAACCGCGAGAATTTCTTCCGGGAGCTCTACGCGGCGGTCCATAACCTGCGCCTCTACCGGCCGAGAACCGAAGATGGGTCATTGCGCCGGCGAATTGCTGGGATCCAGATCGTGAAACCGTTGAAAGATTGACAAAGGAAATATTTATGAGGTTGAAAAGTGTCGCCGTTCTCCGCGCCCCCGATCCCCTGGGGTATTCGACGGCCAAAAAAGTTAATACCGCAGTCCGGTCGCCCGGCAGATGTACGTCATTTGGTCTGTTTTTGACAAACATCGTCCCATTTTTGCCTTTTTGTTCCAGGTTGATCCAAGCGGAAAGTATCCACCTGGATCAAAAACCCCGCGTCAATACTGATCTGATCCAAGTGATCCAAGTGATCCAAGCGAAATTCAACATTATACACATGCGCGCGCGCGCGTATGCATCTATATTTTTTTTGCACATCATTCATTTTCTGAGACTTAAATTTGAATTTGTAAGAAATAGCTTGGATCACTTGGATCAGACCAATGCCAGAGCGGGTTTCCGCTTGGATCATCCGCTTGGATTCGCTTGGATCACTTGGATCAGACCAATGCCAGAGCGGGTTTCCGCTTTTCTGTGTTTTGTTGGTGGAGGAAGACGGTCAAAAACACGGCCAAAGTGGAGCGATCGTTGCGGCGATCCAGCTGCTGGCAGTAGGCAAAGTGGAGGGAATTAAGAATGGACTTCACGAAATACGATCCAATGAGACAGAAGAAACAGAGCGATCTTGAAACGGGATTCACTTCCGCCGACTATGATGACCATGCCTCAGCCCCTGGCAGAGCAGAACCCTGGATGACAAGCACATCAGTCATCCTCCTGATCGAATACATGCGCAAGCATCAGGACCAGGGGGTGATCTTGTATGAACGCTTTGGATCGGTCGGCCTGAAGTTCGAACCTGGGATCAACAATGCCGATATAAAGAACGGGCGAGCACAGATCGCAATGAATCTGTTCGGTCTCCTCCAAGATGCAACTGCAGATTTAAAAACTATGATCGCCGCCGGCATTGATGTCCCATTGTTGATCCACTACCAAGTCGATTCGCGCCTCACAAATCAGAGCCAGCAACCAACCGGCGATCCGAAATTTTCAGCGCGGGTCCTGTCAGCAAAGCCTTCGATTCACGGTAATTCAAACCTCGACTTTTCACTACTTCGGGAAAAATAACTGGATGGAATAATGGAATCCATTAAAATTAATGCAATTCAGAATCTCAGGCCGGAGATCGATCCACCCGCAACCGAGCCGCGGTCGTTCACCCCCAGGGATGTTGGCTGTCAATTCGGGGCTGGCTTTTTAGATGAGGGTTTCTGCCGTCGATGGATACTATCGGGGATCCATGGCGCCGGTCAGATTACCTGCCCCAAATGTCGCGTCCCGTTGTCGGACATCGCCTTGCGGCGATTCTGGGAAGGTCGCCGGATCTGCTGCCGCGCCTGCGGCAAATTCTTCACCGCCCTGACCGGGACATTCCTCGGCGGCTGTCATATGGATTTCCGGGAGGTCATTCTCCTTGCCGCCTTTTTGCATTTTGACATTCCGCACCGCGAGATTGCGCGGATTTTGAGGATCAGCCCGGAGACGGTCCGCCTCTGGGATATTAAGTCCAAGGCCCTGGAACGAGTCAAGGGGATGATGGTGATCACCAATGCCTGAAGAAAATGCGCAACCGACAGACGGATCCCTGCAGAATGTCCTGGCCGTGGTGGATTATCTGTCCGCCCAGGGGTGGAAGGTTAAAAAGTCGGCCGTCTATAATCACCGGAAGGAGGGGAAGCTCCGCCTGCAGCCGGACGGCTCCTTCCGGATCGCCGATGTCGAGCGCTACGCTGCGGCCTACCTCCGGCGCAAGGACGGCAGCGAGTCCGGGAAGCTCGACAAGCTCCAGCAGGAAAAGCTCATCGCCGAGATCGACAAGACCAAGGCCCAGGCGCGCCACTGGACGATGAAGGCGGAGACATTCTCCGGCGCCTACGTGCCGAAGGAGCTCTTCGAGGCGGAGCTGGCCAGGCGCGCCGCGATCTTCCGGAACGACCTTGAGACGTTCGCCAGGGCCGAGACGGGCGGGATCGTCTCCCTGGCGGCCGGAGACGCCGGCAAGATCCCCGACGTGATCGATTGGATCCTCGGCCGCGTCGAGGCGTTTCTGGCCCGCTATTCTGAAGAGCGGGAATTCAAGGTCCCGCTCCCGCCGCCGGACAGCGATGCCAGGACAGAGGACGATGAAGATGAGGAGGACCAATAATGACCGCCACCCTCTCCACCGCCCCCCTGAAACCGAAAATCGGCTGTTTTTCCGACCGATCGGTCGGAATCGGCCCCCATAAATCGCCCAGGTTAAACGATACCACCGCGGCGCAATGGATCATAAGGGGAAAAATCAATGCCAGCCTGGTTCACACCCTTCCCCCGGCGCCTCCCCCACCGCCTCCGGAGACGATTGTTTTTACCCCGGGCGAGCGGCGGATCTTCCGCCGGAAGGAGCGGATCACCACCTCCCAGTGGGCCGCCCGCCACCGTGTCGTCACCAATGGCCCTATGACCGGCCGCTGGCGGAATGATGTCACCCCCTATCTGGTCGGTCCGATGGACTGCATCTGCGAGCCGTTCGTCCGCCGGATCATCCTCCAGTTTGCCCCGCAGACCGGCAAGACCCAGGTCGCCTTTAATTTCTTATGCCACATGATCGACCAGGACCCCGGCCCGGCGATGTATGTCGGCCCGGATGAGAAGGTGACAAAGAGGATATCCCGCCGGCGCGTCATCCCCATGTTCAAAGGAACGCCCCGGATCGCCGAGCTCCTCGGCTCCAGCGTGTCGGATATAACCACCCTCGCCGTCAATTTCACAAACGGGATGGATTTCATGATGGCCTGGGCCACCTCCGCCGCGGAGCTCTCCTCCGAGTCGATCAAGTATCTGATCCGCGATGAGCTCGACAAGTTCCCGGACTTCTCCGGGAAGGAAGCCGATCCGCTTGCCCTCTCCGAGATCCGGACGAATGCCTACCCGTTTACAAAGAAAATCATCGATTTGTCCACCCCGGCGGATGAATCCGGCTACATCGGCCGCGCGATCGAGCAGGATGCCGACGAACTGCGCCGCTATCATGTTCTCTGCCCGATCTGCGGCGCCGCCCAGGTGATGCACTTCGGCCAGTTTGTCTGGCCGCAAAACTGCCACGACCCGCGGGAGATCGTCCGGAAGCGCCTGGCCGAATACCAGTGCGAGGTCTGCGGGATGTTTTGGGACGATCACAAGCGCGACATGGCTGTCGCCAAGGGCTTCTGGCAGGCGGAGGAGCCGGTCGAGCGGCCCCAAGTCGTGGCGTTCCATCTGCCGTCCTACTGCTCGCCGTTCGTTTCGCTCTCTTCGGTCGTCGCCGCCTACCTGCGCGGCCTGGAGGACCCGGGCAAACTCATGGTTTTCATCACGCAGCACAAGGCGGAGGTCTGGAAGGAATCGGTCCTCCCGAAGAAGGAGAGCGGCGTACTGACCCACAAGACGGCCCTCCCCGGAGGGATCGTTCCCAAGGAGGCGGTCGCCCTCACCGCCGGTATCGACGCCCAGAAGGACGGCTTCTGGTTTGTCGTTCGCGCCTGGGCGGAGGACCTCTCCTCCTGGTTGATCCAGTATGGATACCTGACGACGTTCGCCGATGTGGAGACCCTTGTCTTCCAGACCCGCTATCCGATCGAGGGAAAGAGACCGGAAGAGACAATGGGGATCTGGCGCGCCGGGATGGATACCGGAGGCGGCGCAACCGATGAAAACATCTGGACCCGGACGGAGGAGATCTATCAGTGGCTCCGCCGGCAGCCCCCAGGCCGCGTCTATGGCACCAAGGGAGCGACCCACCGGGAGCATATCAACCGCGTCCGGGCGACGCAAATTGATAAATTGCCCCGGTCGAACAAACCGATCCCGGGAGGTCTGGAGTTGCGGCTCCTCCACACGGATCAGTTCAAGGCGGTGATCCACTGGCGGATGGAGCGCAAGGAGGGGGAGACGCAGCGGTTCTTCCTCCATGCCGAAACGGGGATCGACTACGCCCGGCAGCTCCTGGCTGAGGAGTTCTGCCGCGACCGGCGCGGCAAGACTTACTGGAAGCGTCTGCGTCGCGACAATCATATACTCGACGCCGAGGTGATCGCCGCGGCCTGCGCCGACAGCGAATGGCTCCCGTCGCTCAAGATGCTGGCGGCGTATCTGAAATCGAAAAAAGAACCTGGCCATGCAGCCGGAACAAAGCACCGGGTTCTCTCCAAGGGGGTGGAATAATGGTTGCCAAGTCCTGTAAAATTCTCACCAGCAAAGACGAAATAAAGGGATATCTTGGGAATCTTTCTGATTATATGTTCAAAAAATATATAGAACGCGGTCTCCCGGCTCGCTATGAAGATCGGCGTTGGATTGCTCATATGGATAACCTCGATGAGTTCATGAAGGCTTATACAAGAATTTCCATGAAAAAAATGCCGATGGAAGAAGAAGAAACGATAGGCGACTCACACGTCTAAAAAAAGCTGTCAAGTAAAATAACACTTAACTGACCCCCAACCGACCCCCAACCGACCCCCAAATTACACGCGAAAGCCAATTTCCCCCAAAACCCCATGATATGGTGGAGCCATCGAATTTGACCACCACATTTAGGGGGAAAGATGGCCGGAATCACCCTCGCACAAGCATCCGCACAACTTGCCGTTTGGATCGCGGCGTCCACTGCCGTCGCATCGGGGCAGACTTTTTCTTTGGGCGATAAAACCCTGACCCTCGCCAATGCCGCTGAAATCCGCAAATCCGTAGAATTCTGGGATGCCAAGGTGCAGGAAAAGAGCCGCGGCGGCCGGGCGATCAAGGGGATCACGCCATGTTGAACGCAACTAAGAGAAAAAGACCTGGCTCCGACCTCATGAATACCATCGACCGGATCGTCAACTACTTCGATCCCGTTCGCGGGGCTCGCCGGATCCGGGCGCGGGCGTTCGAGTCCCTTTCCGGCTCTTTCAACGGCGCATCCCGCACGCGCCGGGCGTTGAAAGAATGGAGCACGCAAAACGCCGACGCCGACGCCGACATCCTGTATGACCTCCCGCTCCTCCGCGAGCGCTCCCGCGATCTGATCCGAAACGCCCCGATCGCCGTCGGCGCCGTCGGAACGTCGATTGCCAACGTCGTCGGCACCGGCCTGAAACTGCAATCCCGCGTCGATTCCGAATTTCTCAATCTGACCGAAGACGCGGCCGACGCCTGGGAAGATCATACCGAACGCGAGTGGCGTCTTTTCTCCGAGTCTCAGGAGTGCGACATTTCCCGGACGCTGAATTTCTTCGGCCTGCAGGCGCTCGCCTTCCGGCAGACGCTGGAGAATGGCGACGTATTCGCCCTCCTTCCCCGAATTGACCGGGAGGGTTCTCCCTATTCTCTCAAAGTCCAACTCGTCGAGGCGGACCGGGTCTGCAATGAAAATTGGAAATCGGACACGGAAACACTTACCGCCGGCGTGCAGAAGGACCCCGCCACAGGCGCGCCCATTGCCTATCACGTTATGAACCAGCATCCCGGCCAGACGCGGTTCTGGAAGAGGGACGGCGGAACCTGGAAAGTCGTGCCCGCCTTCGGCGCGAAAATCGGCCTCCGCAACGTCCTGCATCTTTACGAAATGACCCGGCCCGGCCAGACGCGCGGCGTCCCGTTCCTGGCGCCGGTAATGGAGACCCTCAAGCAACTGGACCGCTACACCGAGGCAGAACTCATGGCGGCGGTCGTCTCCGGCCTGTTCACCGTGTTTGTAAAGTCGGAAAGCGGCGCGCTGGAATTCGACGTGACGACCGGGATGGGTGTCGAGACCGGCGCGGCGGCCGCAGACGACGATATGAAACTCGGCAACGGCGCGATCGTCGGCCTCAAAAAAAATGAAAGCATTGAAAGCGCGAACCCCGGCCGCCCGAACACATCCTTTGATCCGTTCGTGAAATCGATACTTGAGCAGATCGGCGCGGCGCTTGGAATCCCCTTCGAGGTGTTGATCCGGCATTTTCAATCCAGCTACTCGGCGTCCCGCGCCGCCCTCCTGGAGGCCTGGCGTTTCTTCCGCTCCCGCCGGGTCTGGCTCGTCTCGACATTCTGCCAGCCGATCTATGAGATCTGGCTCTATGAGGCCATCGCCTCCGGTCGGATCGCCGCCCCCGGATTTTTCTCCGACCCGCTCGTCCGAAAGGCCTATTGCGGATCCCTCTGGGTGGGCGATAGCCCCGGCTATGTGGATCCGCAGAAAGATGTCGACGCGGCAAAGGACAGGGTAAATGGGATGTTCTCCACCCTGGATGAGGAGACCGCGCTGCTGACCGGCGGTGACTTTGAGGCGAACGTCCGGCAGATGGCCAAAGAGAAACGGATGCTGAAAAAGAACGATCTGCTGCCCGCGCCCCCCGCGCCGGTTTCGGCTATTAGTCCGGGATCCTCCCAACCGCCGGCAGATCCGAATAAACCCGAAGAAGGAGGCGAGGAATGAAACTCCTCGACATATTGACAAGCCCCTGGTCCATCTGCCCCGAGAAGATGGCGGAGATCCGGAACATTTACAGCGCCCACCTGCGCGGCCCGAAGATCGACTGGAAAGAGATGCAGGCCAGCGTCGCCCTGATCCCGGGCGGCGACAAGCAGGAGGAGGCCTACCAGGTGATGAACGGCGTCGCCGTGATCCCGGTGAAGGGCGTCCTGACGAAGGGGATCTCCTTCTTTTCATTCCTCTTCGGCGGCTCGTCGCTGAAACAGATCGGGATCGCGTTCCAGGCGGCCCTTGACGACCCGCTGGTGAAGTCGATCCTGCTGGATGTCGATTCCCCTGGCGGGACCTTGGACGGTACGGAGGAACTGGGCGAGGCGATCTTCCAGGCGCGCGGGCAGAAGCCGATCATCGCTTATACCGACGGATCGATGACCTCCGGGGCGTACTGGATCGCGTCGGCAGCGGATGAGATCTACATCTCCGGCGATACGGTCTTAGTTGGCTCGATCGGCGTCGTTGCAACTCATATAGATTATTCAAAGTCAGAAGAGATGATGGGCGAGAAATGGACGGAGATCACCGGCGGCCGTTACAAGCGGGTCTATTCCGCGCATCGACCGCTTTCGGATGAGGGCGCGGCCACTATACAGGATCAAGTTGATTATTTCTATTTGACATTCGTCAACACGATCGCCAGGAATCGCGGCGTGGATCAGGAAGCGGCGCTCGCGATGGCGGACGGCAAGATTTTTATCGGCAAACAGGCAATGGAGGTCGGGCTCGTGGACGGTGTGGAAGCGTTTTCCGATCTCATCAATTCAGCCGAAGTATCGGCAGGACAGCAATTTTCAGCAAAGGAGGAACCTATCGTGAATAAAGACGAACTCAAGACGAAACATCCCGACGTGTATGAAGCGGTTTTGGCGGAAGGAAAGGCTTTTGGCCTGGAACACGCAACCGCCGCGAAACAGACAGGGATCGAGGAGGGCAAGGCCCTGGGAGCGGCGGCGGAACGTCAGCGGATTGCGGATGTTCGGGCGCAACTCATCCCCGGGCACGAAGCCCTGATCGATCAGTTGGCTGCGGACGGCAAGACCACCGGCCAGGAGGCGGCGATGAAGATGGTCGCCGCGGAAAAGACGACACGGTTGGCGGTCCACGCGGCCCTGAAAGAGGACGGAGCGCTCGGTGTGGCGCAGCCGGCGGCCCCGGTTCTCCCCGCGAAACCGGCGGAGAAGGATTTCATGGCCGAAGTCGAAAAGGTGATTTCCGAGAAGAAGGTCGGGCGCGGAACCGCGGTGTCGATCGTCGCCAGGGAAAACCCGAAACTGCATGAGACGTGGCTTGCGAGTCTGAAACCCCAGTCCAAACAGGAATAGGAATGGAACGGGAACAGATTTCAAATCTGTCCCCCAGAAAACAGGAAAAGGAGGAATAAGCATGTATAACGAAGGAATCAGAACATTTACGGCAAACGGGGCCATTACCGACAAGGCGCGGGTGAAACTCACATCCGCATCGACCACGGTCCCTGTGCAGGTTGAACTCGCAGGCGCCGGGGAGCAGCATATCGGCATCGCGGAATTTGCGGCAGCGGACGGCACTTTGCTGTCGGTCAAACTGCGTACCTATCCGGGCACGCATGAAGGCGTGGCAACGGAAGCCCTCGCAGTCGGCGCAATCCTTTACGGGGCGGCAGCCGGCGGCGTCAAGGACACCTCCGACGGAACCGCCATCGGCATCTCCCTCGAAGAGGCCACCGCAAGCGGCGATATCATCGAGTTCATCGATTTCACGGTGATCTCCACGACGGCGGATTCGGTCTCCCAGGCCGACGCCGGAAATTTCACAAGCGCCGCAACGGTGGAAGCGGCCCTGCAGGAACTCTATCAGAATGCGATCAGCGTTCAGGGATTCATCCCGATTCCGCTGGCAACTCTCCGGGAAGCCGCAGCCTTTGCGGTCGGCAATATCGCCGCAAACGGCGGTCTCCTGGCCAGCGATACCACGCCGGTCCTCGGCCCCGCCACCGCCTCGCCGCTGGATGGCTGCCAGGTGGTCACCTGGGCGGCCAGCAACAACGACCCGGTTATCTTCCAGATCCCGCTTCCCCCGGATCTCGATGATGCGGCGGATATCGTGATCCATACGCGGATCAAGAGCGCCGGGACGACCAACGCGGTCGGCTTCACCTGCGACGCCTATTTCAACGAGGGCGACACGCTGGTGGAGGATACCGGCGAGACCAACCAGACGGCCACCTGGGCGGAGAAGATCATCACCATCGCCGCCGCGGATGTTCCGGCCGGCGCGCAGACCCTGTCGGTCAGCCTGACCCCCGCAGCCCACACGACCAACGCCATGTACATGTCGGCCCTGTGGATCGAATACAAGACGAAGATCAAGACTTCGTAAACAAAACGGGGGACACGATGCCGCATCATGTTCCCCGAGAAAAAGGAAAAGGAGGAATAGCAAATGCCCAGACCTACCAGTGCAACGACATTACAACGGGCCGACTTGGGAGCCATCGCATACGAATATGCGTTGGAGGCATCCCAGCGCGGCTTTATCGGATTGGAACTGCTTCCGATCTTTGACGTTCCGGAGCAGTCGGCGGACTACCCGGTCATCCCCATCGAATCCCTGCTCAAGTTGCAGGAAACCTCAAGGGCTTCGCGAGGCAACTACAACCGGAGCGACTACAAGTTTGAGACCGGCACCTATGCCTGCCAAGAATACGGATGGGAGGAGCTCGTGGACGACTTGGAGGCGGCCCTCTATCGTCGGTATTTCGACGCCGAGGAAGTGGCGGTCAAGCGGGCGGTCGATACCCTGCTCCGCGGCCAGGAAAAACGCATCGCCGATGCGCTTTTCAACACCTCCAACATCACCGGGACGGCTGATGTGGGTACCGAGTGGAGCACGGCGGCAACGGCAACCCCGAGGGCGGACGTGAACACCGCGAAGGCAGCCATGAGAGCGGCCTCCGGACTCATCCCGAACGTTATGGCGATGAGCTACAAGGTGTTCCGCAACACGATGATGATCAAGGAGATCACAGACGTTCTGCAATACACCAACCCGATCCAGATCGGCGGGGAAGAGCAGCAAAAGTCCGTGCTGGCGCAGTATTTCGGCGTCGGGAAGGTCATCGTCGGGGATGCGATCCGAAGTTCGGCCAAAAAGGGCCAGTCCTTCAGTCTCGCCGATATCTGGGATGACGAATACGTCCTGCTGGCGAAGACATCTTCCGGCGGGCCGGATCTCCGCGAGCCGTGCCTCGGGCGGAGTTTCCTGTGGACGGCGGACAGCCCCCAGAACCTCGTGACGGAGCAGTACCGCGAGGAGCAGAAACGGTCGAACGTGTACCGGGTGCGGCACAACATCGACGAGGCGTTCATCTTCACCGGCGCCGGGTATTTGATGTCAAATATCACAGCGTAACCCAGAGCCCTCTCATTGACCCGGCCCACTGCCTAATCTCTCCGGCGGCGGGCCGGGCGAGGGCCGAATGGAATTCTTGGGGACAGATTTCAATCTGTCCCCAAGAATCAAGGAAACACGAGGTGTAACATGATTCTTTTCAATGAAGTGGTCAGCGACAAGACCCAGGCGGACGGCGCCTTTATCGTCGCTCTGGGCGCGTCCAAAGATTTCTGCTACCACCAGATCGAGGTGGAGGTGAGCGCAACGCCCTCCGCCGGGAGTCTGGCCGTGGCTATCCGCTCCCCCGGCGCCCGGGAGTTCGTGACGCTGGACGGGAGTTTCGATTTGACCGGGACCGAGCTTTTGAAGACCTTCGGCCCCTGCTTTGCGGAGGAGATTCGCTTCACCCCGGCCAGTTTCGACACCGGGAAAACCTATAACGTCATCATCACAAGCGGGGTGAACGGGGTGAGCGAATGAACTTCAACCCGACGATGAAATCGCCGATTCTGGAGCCGGTCCGCCTGGCGCCGCCTGTCCTTTTTAACGTAGCGTCCGAACCTGTCCTGGACGAGACCGGAAACCCCGTCCGGGACGAGAAGGGGAACGAGATCCATGGGACTTAGAGCCGTATTCGCCGCAGCCCTTCCCGGGATCTTCGATGCCGCCGGGGAGGATGCCGTTTTCACACCCGCAACGGGCGATTCGATCCCCTGCAAGGTTTTCATCGATTTCAATGTGATGCTGCAGCCGTCGGGCGTCGAGACGCAGGTCTGGCAGCAGGGGACGACGATTGAGGCGCTTCTTTCGGTATTGACCAGGGAGCCGAACCGCGGCGAGACCTTCACTCTCGATATCCCGTCCGATGACACGATCTACACCGTCCAGGCGATCCTTGAAAACGACGGCCTCACCGTCAAGGCGGTGGTGACATGATCGAGATCAAGTTCAACGAGGCGGATGTCGCCCATGTCAAATCCATGCTGCGGGGAATTGACGATGTCGTTCCGAAAGTCCTGAGCCGGGCGATCAACGACACGCTCGCCGGCGTCAAGACCGACGCCTCGGCGGAGATCCGCAGCATCATAACCGCTAAAAAAAGCGCCGTGGACGGGACATTCCGGACCGTCAAGGCGACCGTGACGCAACTTTCCGGCCTGGTCTCAAGCTCGGGTCCCCCTCTGCCGCTGATTGAATTTTCCGCCCGGCAGACCAAGGCGGGCGTCTCCGTCCAGGTGAAGAAGAAAAATCCGCGTTCCGTAATCAAAGGGGCGTTCATCCAGACCTTGAAGAGCGGCCATAAGGGCGTCTTCTGGCGGGAGTGGCATGGCGCCAAAGGACCTGTGAAGAAAATCGCCTACGGGAAATTGCCGAAAAAATACCGCCTGCCGATGAAACAGCTCTTCGGCTCCCGCATTCCGGACATCCTGGGGGACGATCCGGTGATGAACGCCGTTCTGGCGAAGGCGGATGACCGTATTCACAAGGCCGTTGACAAAGAACTGAATTACGAACTGAGCAAACTATGAACACCATTCGCGAATTGATCATCCTGGAGCTCATCGCGCGGGCCGCCGTCATCCGGACGACCGGCTCACCGCAGGCCTATGCGACCGACATCGGCGAAACGGTCCTGCGGGCCCGGCCAAAGATCGATCCGGATGATCTCCCCTGCACGGTGGTCTGGCCGCAGGTGGAGACAGCGGAGAATGCCAACGGCCAATCGCGCCACAGAATGCCGGTTAAAATCGAGGGAATCGCGGTGTTCGGTGCGGAGAATCTTTCCGTCATTTCCGAGCGCATCCTGGGCGACCTGATCAAATGCTTCACCTCTCCGGCATGGGATAGGCGGCGGTTGGTAACCAGTCCCGCATCGCCGGTCACTTATCTCAATCCGTACATGGAAAATATCGTTTACCAGGGCGGCGGAACGGACTCCTACCCGGAAGATGGTTCGACGACCGTTGGGGCATCTGCCGTTTTTCTGGTGACCTACTGGACGAAGATTGGAGATCCATACAGCCAATGAAGAGCATCCTGATCATAACCGGCGCCGCGCTCTGCGTGCTCGACGATCTCACCGTCCTGGCGATGGACGAGACCCGGGCGGACTTCATGGCGATCGGGCTGGACGCCGTCAACAAGTATCCGTGGCCGATCAAATACATGGCGACCTACCACCCGGTCGAGATCCCGGAGATCAAGGCGCGCCGGGAATCCATCGGCGGGAACACGGACTACATCGTGATTTCGCACGAGCAGAAACCGGGTGTTGACATCATCGAGCCCCTGCTTGGCGGAGAATGCTCCGGATCATCGGCTCTCATGGGCGCGCAGGCCGCGGTCAAACTCGGCTACCGCCGGATCGTCCTGTGCGGTTGCCCCATGACCGGCAAGAGCGTCAAAAATGATAACTATGAAACCTTCCGCGCAGGTTGGGAACAGAAAAAGAAGTTCTTGAATGGCCGGGTCCGGTCGATGTCCGGCTGGACGAAGGAACTGCTCGGTGCGCCGACGGAGGAATGGTTGAATGGATAAACTGATTATCGCCGGTTCCGCCCCATGCGTTCTTTACGACCTGGCCGCTGTCCCGGATCATGCGCGGTTCGATATTATGTTGATCGGCGCCGGATCCCCGGCGATTCTCAATATCCGGCGCCTTGCGTATCATGTCAGCCATGAGGACGACTTCGCCGCGATCCGGGAACGGCGGCAACTGAACGGATTGAATACGGACTATGAGACATTTTCCAACCGACAGCATTCCGGCGTCGATCATGTCCTGCCCGATCTGACAGGGCCGACATGCGACTATGATTGCCGCCCCCGTTTTGCGGCGGACGATCCGCGTAATCTACATCATTACTCCGGCTCATCCGCCATGCTCGGCCTGAAGGTCGGCCTCCGCCTCGGCTATCAAAAGATCATCCTTGCGGGGGTCCCGATCGACGAGGGGCATTACGCCCATTTCCAGGCGGGCTGGCGATGGATCGCTGATCTGCTGCGCTGCTGCCCTGTCCGGTCCATGAGCGGCTACACGCGGGAGCTTTTGGGGGAATACACGGAGGAATGGCTGAATGCTTAGAGAAATCCCCATCCGCCTGATCGACTACAGCACCGAACCGCACATCGCCGTGCTGGGCGGGCCGCTCTGCCTGGGATATCGCGAATATCTCGCGGGCCACCCTGATCGTTGCCGGAATATCATATCGGAGTTTCGCGCCTCTATTTACGCAAGCGAGAGCAGGAAAAACGAGATTTCCACAGAGAATTTCGTCCGCGAGATTTATCAGGAGCGCGGGATCCCGATGCCCGCCGACAAACTACTCGCGGACCGCCAGATCGTCCAGGAGGCGGCGGAACGCCGATACGATCGGTTGCACCTGCCGGTCCTGGAAAGCATTTTAGCGCGGGGATATCTGCCCCAGGAGGGGCCGCCGATCACCATGACGGAGCGGCCCGCAATATTCGGGGACATGATGCCGCATCGTGTCCCCCGATTCCTGGTAAGGGACGGGAAAAACCGTTGTTCCATCCTGGCGGCCCTGGGGCGGGAGACCGTGCCGAATGTGAGGGTTGAAAAATGAAATATCTTGATTTTGAAACTTTTGAGGCGAACGTGAGCGGCAACGAGAAATGGCGCAGCTACCGGGAACGCTGGATCTATCACGCGCGGGCGATTGAGATCATCAAAACCCTTGAAGTCAAGCGAGCGAAATCGGTTCTGGAGATCGGCGCTTTCGGCGCTGGGCTCATCTTCGGCAGCGACCGGATGGATCTACCGGACGGGGAATGGGATTTCTCGGGCGACAGAAAAACAGTTTTGCATGATGCCCGGATCTTCCCCTGGCCCTTCGCGGATGGCCGGTATGACCTCCTCGTTGCCCTTCGGCTCTGGCATCACCTGGCCCCGGTGCAAGAACAATGTTTCCGGGAGGCCAAGCGGATCGCCCGGAACATCATCATCGAATGCCCGGAAAAAGAGGTCGTCGGCGTGGGGATCGCGCGGGAGCAATTCATCGCATGGAATGGCGCGCCGCCCATAGCGGAGATCGACTTCGGCGCCTGGGGGAAACTCTATCTCTTCGGGGGCGTCGCATGAATATCACGGACAGGCGCGGGATGTATATCGAAAGCCTCATAAAGAAACACGGTTGGAAAATCGGCGCCGAGCTGGGCGTCTGGTACGGAAAAACGTATTTCCGGCTTCTGGAGGAGTGCCCGGATCTGACATTGATCGGCGTGGACAATTGGGATCCGCGTTATCCCCACTTTGCGCATCATAAAGACCAGACTGAAAACCGGGCGGAAGTGTATGGCAAGAAGGCGCCGTATGGCGGTCGATCGATCATCCTGGAAATGGAAATGAGCAAGGCCGCCGAGACGATAGCCGATAGCTCGCTGGACTTTGTTTTCGTTGACGGGGATCACACCTATGAAGGGTGCCGGACGGATATTTTGCGCTGGCTGCCAAAGATCAAGGATTCGGGGTGGATCATGGGCCACGACTACCTGTGGCCGGGGGTGAATCAGGCCGTCAAGGAGCTGCTTTCTCCTGTCAATTGTCCTGTTTTGGAGACGGATGAAACCTGGGCGCGCCCGAAGAATTTGGGCGCCGACGCCGTGACCGTGTGCTGCCTGAAGGCGGGCGATAAGTACGGCCCGGAATATGTCAATATTCTGGCCGGGATGGTCATGCGGAATGTCCACCTGGTCGGTTATGATTTCGTCTGCTTCACGGATAATCCGCGGGGGATTCATCCGCACATCCGGACCGCGCCTCTGCCCTATGACGCCCCGAAGTGGTGGGGGAAGATGGGGCTTTATATGCCGGATATTCCCGGAATCAACACAAAGCGCCTGCTGTTCCTCGACTTGGATGTTGTTATCACCGGGCCGCTGGATGACCTTTTGAAATATCAGAGTGATTTCGCAATGGCGAAGGACTGGCCGACGGGGAGATGGCCGAAAACGGACAGTCGGAACCAGGATGGTCAGAGTTCGGCGGTGCTCCTGACGGTCGGCGCGGCGCCGCAGATCTGGGAGAGATATGTCGCAACCGGAAAACCAACCCCGGAGAGCCCCGGCGACCAGGAGTGGATCAACCGGGAGTTTCCCGGCCTGGCGAACCTTCTCCCGGAGCGGTTCGTCCAGAGTTACAAACTGCATAATCTGGCCGGAGAGAACCCCCCTGAATGCAGCGTGGTCATGTTTCACGGATTGCCGAAGCCGCCGGACTGCGGCGGATGGGTAAAGAGGGCATGGACGGAATGACGCCTGAAATATTCAACGAGGTCTGGCAAAAAGGAAACTACCGCAACGGCTCGACGGCCCTGCGGCTTTTGCCGTTTCTACGGCAACACATCCCCGCTGGGAGTGTCGTCAATGATTATGGCAGCGGAACCGGCCGCGCGGAGCCGGGCCTCCTTGAATTCTGTTTACGGGTGAACATGGTCGATTTTGCCGACGCGGCCCTCGAGGGTGAGGTCCGCGCGCTGATCGGCGAGCGCCTCACCTATACAATCGCGCCGCTGGAGGCCTTGCCGGTGGATTTCCCGATCGCCGACTGGGGGATCTGCATAAATGTTTTGATGACCGTCGATCCGGCGAAACTGGACGCCATCATGGCCGAGATGCGCCGGACCTGCCGGAACCTGATCATCGAGGTTTACGACTGGCCGGACACCCGCCTCGGGCGGGATCTGACGATGATCAAGGGGGACGCGGCATGGTGGGCGGGGGAGATGCGTAAACATTGGCCCGCGGTGGAATCAGTAAAAAGTCCTGAGCACGAGCACAGGTACATAACCATTGGCAGAGTATAGCCAACGGGGACGGATTTCAAATCTGTCCCCGTCAACCAAAAATGAAGGAGGAATCAAACCATGAGTGATGCCAGCAATGCAAAAATCAGTTATGAAAGTGGTCAGGACATTGTGACATTCGTAGCCCTGACGGATCAAGGGGATCACAAGGATTTCCGCAGTGCGGATGCCCTGTGGTCGAACCGGGCGGGATATGAGCCGGATGTCAAGCCGGACGGTCTGGCTACGGGCGGGGCTGTGATTCCGGCCGTATCCGGGTCGCATGAAAAGGTCGACGTCGCCGCGCTCACTTGCTACCTGGCGGGCGTGCTTACCACGGTCGGCGCCGCGGTGGACACCACGGTCGTCAGGCCGACGGGCGGCAGTCCCGCCAACACCCACAACAAAAGCTCCATCACGGTCAACTCTGCCGGGGCGATTGCGGTCGTCAAGGGGACGGACAGCACGGCGCATTCCAACACGCGCGGCGCGGCAGGCGGCCCTCCTTTGATCCCCGTGGGGTCAATCGAGATCGCCCAGATCTGGCTGTCGTCCGCGACCACCCTTGAAATCGCGGCCACGGAGATCAAACAGGTCGTCGGCACCCACTGCGAACGGTACGATTATCCGACCTGGGAAGAGAACCGTTTCAACGTCTCCGGCGGAGTGATCGGGAATGCCGGTGTCACGTTCGCCTCGGCCCTGCCGCTGATCCATACCGGAGCATTGCCGAAAAAGGTCTATGCCCAGTATTACGAGCCGGCCTTTACGGACGTGCCGAAGTCCTCGGATTTCGTGCCCCCTGAAACCACGAACTCCGTCAGTTCCAAACAGATTTACGGGATGACGCTCGGTTCCTCGTCCTCGTCGCTGAATCAGGGGTCGTTCACGGCGTACCTGCAGGACGGCATCTCCGACGGGCTCCTGTCGCTGAAAAATGCGGAGCTCTTTTTCAGGTTCTACCAAAACGCGCTGAATTCGACGCCGTATCTGCTTATGCAGGGAAAACTCGGGATCTCCCGGACTTTCCCGGCCAGTGATCAGATCACGGCGGCTTGCACGATCTCGGCGGAAGCGGCGGCGGAGGAAGTCACCGGGTAAAGTTTATGGGGACAGATTTGAAATCTGTCCCCATAAACCAGTAAGAACAGGGGACAGATTTGAAATCTGTCCCCGGGCACGTGGAAACGCACGCACAGGAGGAATCATGACGACCGAAAAGAAGGTCACAGGTTTCGACGCCAAGAAATTCTTGAAAACGAAGTGGACCCCCCGGACCGAGGAGGTCCCGGTCCCGGATCTGGCCGCGTTTTTTCCGGACGGCGCAAAGGCCGCCTGGAAGGTCCGCGGGTTGACCGGCCATGAGCTCGGCCGGTCAAACGAAGCGGCGGAGAGGAACAGGAACGTCGCCGCGATCCTGGAGGGGCTCGCCTCCGGGGCGGCCAAGGAGCAGACCGAGGCGGTCAAGGAGCTCCTCGGCGTCGGCGGCTCCACGCCGCAGGACATCGCCAAGCGGCTGGAGCACCTGGTCCTGGGCAGCGTTGACCCGCCCTGCACTCCGGATCTGGCTATCCGTCTCTGCGAGACCTTCCCGGTCGAATTCTTCCAGCTCACGAACCGGATCGTCCAGTTGACCGGGCAGGGCCAGTTGCCGGGAAAACAGCCGCCCTCTGGCGAGACGCCGAAGTCCGCGCCTGCCTCGCCCTCGGATACGCCAGGGGGCGATTCCTCTACGAGCTGAGGCCGGACCTGTTTCCCCAGGGCTTTTTGACGCGGACCGAAATCGAACTCTGGGAGAGATATTACAAATCGATCAAGGGGACATAAATCGGATGAAGACCGGCAAGTTGGCCTTAAAAGAACAGGCCCGGAAACTCAAAAAACAGAAGGCCCGCAAGAAAAAAAAGAGGAAGATGTCATGAAAAAAATTATTTGCTTATTGATGATCATGATTTTATTGCTTTTCGTCACCGGCTGCATGTCGGCGAACCAACTCGCCGGAGAGAAGGCTTTCTATGAGGCCAAGGTTGCCATGTCTCAGCGGGCAGTCTCGCAGCCTATCTTTGAAATGACGGCGGCAGACGCCTCTCAACCCATCGTTTTGCAGAACGTTTCCGCCTTGCGGGTGTTTCAACTCCCGTCGGGCGGAACGAATGACGTCCTGACCCAGTACCAGCAAAAAGATTACGTGCAACCATGGCTTAACATCGTCGGCGCGGCCCTCCCGTGGCTCGGCGCCTGGGGTATGGTCAAAGCGGTTGGAGATGCAGCCGGAACGACGACGACTACTTATAATCAGTCTGTCACCGGGACGGGCAACTCTGCCAGTGTTAAGACCTCGGGCAATATGCACGTTGGCGGGATCACAGGGAATGGCAATACTGCTGCCGGGATGATTGAACAGCCTCCGGTGACAGTAGTTCCTCCTGTAGTTGTGGTTCCTCCTGTAGTTGTGGTTCCGCCAGTATTTGAAACTCCTGTGGTAGTTGTGCCGTAACAGTTCCGCCAATTCGTTGAAAGGAGACGGCAATGGGTAAGCATTGGCTAAAAATAATTATCGCTACGATGATCTTGCCAAGCATCATTATGCTTTGCCTGATGTGGTGGCCGTTGAATCCGATTGAGATTAAGTCAGTAACTATCCTTAACGGAGGTAAGTGTGTAGAGATCGGGAGGGATGTTCTTTTTGAAGTCCATTACATAAAGCACACGGATAAAGCTGGAACGGTTTACAGGCAACTAATCAATGATCGAGTGGTAAACTATTCACCTCATATAAGCGCGGTCCCGGTAGGCGAAGCAAAGAGAATTGGGTTTATCAGAACAAGCAACGGGGAAATGCCGGGTAAGTATCAAATAAACTATACGGTCATTTATGAATACTTTGGCTTTCGGGATGTGGTTGTCAGTAAATTAAGCGATGAGTTTGAGATTGTTAATTAAGTATAGGAGTTTATGATGCCACAATCATCTAATTTAGTGGTTACTTGGGATCTTATATTAAGTAATGTATTCATTCCTCTATGCTTGGCTTTGCTGTGGTATGGAATCAAAAGACAATTTGAACGAAAAGATGAGAAGGATAAACAAATTGATGAGCTAAAAGAGGAAGCTATTAAAGAATGGTGGACTCGGTTTTCAAAATGTCAATCTGATACTAAAGATGAGGTAGAGAAGATAATAACTAAAATGGATGAAAAGGTTGATATGACTCACTGTCAGGCGCAAGAAGATAATTTCAATCATAAGCTGGAAAGAATGGAAGATCAGATAAGACATCAGGAGGATAGATGAAGCACTTACGACTCATAAGGGTTGAACGAACCGAAGATGGAATCATCGGTATTCTTACCATCGACGGAAAGGTGGAATGTTTTACCCTTCAACCGGACGAGGCAGACATTCACTTCAGTATTTCCGTTGGGAATTATCTCTGCAAGCGTTTTCACGGGCGTAAGTATTCTGATACCTTTGAGATTGTTGTTCCCGGTCATTCTGCCTTGCTCTTTCATATCTTGAACAGAGAGGATGAATCTGAAGGGTGTGTCGGAGTAGGGAAAGAAGTTGGTTATCTAAACGGCAAACGGGCTATCCTGAATTCTGCATGGGCCTTTGAACAGTTCATGAAGAAGATGGGAAGCGACACAGAGTTTAATCTGGTTATCGTAGACTGCATGTAAGGAGGATTTATGCAAGTATTCAAGGAGATGTTGAAAAGAGCGGCACGTTCAGCAGTGGCTATTGGCGCAGCCATTGGCGTCCAGGCACTCACAAACTCTACTGATCCGACGATTCTTGCCATCGCTCCGATACTGATGGCTATCGGGAAAGGCCTCCGCACCAAGTTTGCCGGTGCGTGGTGGTTGCCGGTGTAGAGTATGCCATTGTGGGCAATTAAGATGATGGTCTCATTGGCGATTCAACTGTTGGATCGTTACAAGAATCATCTGACAGATGAACAGAAAGCGGCGTGGGCTGCTGCAATAAAGAGTATGCCCACGCCAGACGAGCGCGATCCGAATCACGGGATGGGAGGGCAGTAATGGACGAACATTACTATGATCTTGAAGCGTGGAAACTGTTTGACGGCCCGTTTCCGCAGATGGTTTTTGCCGACAACGCCCAGGGGATTTTCTCCTTGCTCGTTAAGAAAAGGACCAGCGGGTACTATGGCCATTTCATGTGGCTGGTCGGCAAGAACGAAATCGCCTCTCAGTGGTTCTATTTCCAGCGGCAGACGTTGGATCATTACGTCGGCGCACACCTGACTTTTGTAGCAAATCCGAAGTGGACCGAGTTGGACCGTTTGACGATACTGACAGCCATCAATATTGATTTGGAGAAATTCAAATGGAAAACCAGATATGATGTCATCGGTGTAGTAGGGCAACTGTTTGGTTTTGACTGGATGAACCGGGACTCCTTAAGTTTCTGCTCTGAACGGGGGGGGTACATTGAGTTGGTTGAACCTTATGATCCGGAACATCCTGATCCGCAGGAACTCAGGGAATGGACAAAACGGACTGGGTACACGGTAACGGGGCGATATTCGCCGGATTAAGCGATATGGGAGAAATAGTCCGTGGCCGATATCAAAAAAACCGTCGAAATCATTTTCGGCGCAAAAAATGAGGTCTCAAAGGTCGTCACCGACATCAGCCGGCAGTTTGACAGCCTTGGGGATATCGCCGACAACGTCACCGCCCCGCTGGCCAAGATCGGCGATTCCGTCCTGAAGATCGATGCCGCGCTCGTGGCTCTGGCGATCGGCGGCATGGCGCTGGCGATCAAGCAATCCTCCGAATTCAATAAATCCTTTGCGCTTATTTCCACATCCATCACCGCCGCCGGCCCGGATCTGGATAAGTACCGGACAGACATTCTCAATTATTCGACCACGTCCGTTAAATCCCTCGCAGATATCAACGCATCCCTTTATACGGCGGCCCAGGCCGGAATAAAATACTCCGACTCTTTGGCGTTTATCCGTGCGGCCGAGCAGTTATCCGTTGCGAACAACGCCAATCTGAACACCACTGTCGATCTGCTGACCGGCACGATGAACGCCTATGGCTTCACCGTCAAAGATGTCGGCCATCTCAACGATGTGTTTTTCCAGTCCACCCTGATCGGCAAACAGACCATCGATGAACTCGGGACGAGCATGGGGCAGGTCCTCGGCATCGCAGCCAACGCGGGGGTCAGCTTTGAAGAATTGAGCGCGGCGATTGCGACCCTGACGGCGAAGGGCATGAACACGGAAACCGCTATCACTGCCGTTAAAAATGTGATCACCACCCTCATTTCCCCGTCCAAGGAAGCGGGCGAAGCGGCGAAAGCGCTCGGCCTCAATTTCAGCCTGACGGAACTCACCTCCAAAGGCTTTGCCGCGGTGCTTGCGGAGATCATGGCCAAAACGGGCGGCAGCAAAGAAAAGATGGTCGAATTGTTCAGCGAGATCCGCGCGATGAATGGCGTCCTTTCCCTGACCGGCGACGGGATGAAGTTCTTCAACAGCGCCTTGGATCAAACCATAAATTCATCCGGCAATGCGGAAAAGGCTTACGAGAAAATGGTGGCGACGTTCTCAAACCAGATGCAGATGGTAAAGAACGTCGCGGAAGTTACGATGATCGATATCGGCACAAGGCTTGAACCGATGGCAGCGAAGATCGCGGGTTCGTTCGGGGCAATGTTCGCCGGCGTAAAGATCGGCGTGGATTCGGGGGCGTTCGATCCGCTCTTTGCCTATCTGGATCAGGTGGCCGGATCCCTGTCAACGTGGATCAGCGGGATTGCCGCAGCCATGCCGGAAGCATTCTCGAAACTGGACTTTACCAAATTGATCGCCGCGTTCAACGACCTGGGCCGCGCAATGGGGGACTATCTGGGCGGACTCGATCTGACCAAGGCCGACGATTTGGCGGGTGCACTGCAAACCGTGATTGATATCGTCACCGGCCTGGTCAGCGTAACCACGGGCATGGCAGACGCCTTCCGGCCGTTCGTAACGGTGATCGTCGATTTCTTCAAAACCCTGGCCGCCGGCGGTCCCGAGACGCAGGAGACGATGGGAAAGATCCTCGCGTTTTCCCAGGCGATTCAAATGGCGGGACTCGGAGTCGTCGGCGCAATTCTGGCCATCAATGAATTCAATCTCTCAGTTCGCGGCCTCTTCGACGTATTGGCCGGCGGTTCGCAGTTCGCATGGAACGCGATGCAGATTCTCTTTGACCTGACCACGAGAGGGTTTTTGAAGTTGGAGGAACAGTTCGTTTCGGTCCTTGACACGATGACTCTTGGAATGTTCCCCGGCCTTGAGGCGCTCAAGGCGCAGATCGTGAAGCAGAATGAGGACATTACGAAATCCATCCTAACGAATAATGAAGAGGGGTGGCAAGGATTATCGCGGTTGGCTGACGGTTTTATTCGTCTTGGAAATGAAACGGGGAACACTAAGACAAAGACCGATGAACTTCGCAAAGGACTGCTGGATCTTCCTGCCGTCACCGCCCCGGAGATCCGCCTGACCGGGGGCGAGGATTCCGCCAAAACGGTTGCGGATATCAAAAAAACCTTGGTCGAACTGTCTGAGAAGAAATATGTCGGGATTGAGATTCTCGCAGACGGTTCGACTATTGAAAAAGCCCATGGACTCATCAAGCAGACCTTCCCGGACGGGCAGGTGCTGTATACGAATATTGGAGTACGAACGGATGATGTAAATCTCGATGGCGTCGCGAAGAAGATCGAGAAAGCGGTCCCGGCGAAGAAGGAAATCGATGCACAACTCAAGTTCGACGAAGTTAAACTGAAGGAACAATCCTCGATCATTCAGAAATCCATGGAGTGGAAGGCAAAGGTTGACATCTCCCAGATCGAGTCGGCAACAAAGGTAATGGAGGCGACCTTCAAAAATCTCGATACCCAGATCACCAGCACGGGGTCGGTTATCGAGAAGATTCTGGGCGAACTTGGCAACAAAGATTTGGCGTCCGGGGTGAAATACGAGTTGGAGGACCTGCTGAAAAAGGAATCAGATGCGCGAAAGATCGCCATGGAGCAAAGCCAAAAGCTCACCGCGCAACAGATTGAACTCAATAAGCTGAAACTTTCGGCTTTGGAGCGCGGCGATTCGATGATTAAAATCTCCGCCGACGGGCTGAAGCCGCACCTGGAGATGATCCTCTGGGAGGTTCTGGAGGCGATCCAGGTCCGGGCGAATCAGAGCGGGTCTGAGTTCCTGTTGGGGATTGCATAACGGGGGTAAGCATGAATGACATGATTGCCATATCGGTTTCAACCGCAGACGAAGCGGGCGCCGTGGTTTTGAGAATGACGCAGGATTCGAAACTTAAAAGCGGTCTGCGCCGGGTGTCGCGCACAAAGACGCTGGACGGCGGTTGCGCAATCTATGACGGCGGGTTTTCACACGCCGATCGTACATGGAGCGTTGAGGCGCGTGTCAGCGACGCGGTCTGGGATGCGCTCTGGGCGATCATGATCACCTATGCGCTGGTTTATATCGCCACAGAGGAGGGGTTTTTCAGCGGCTGCCTTGAATCGGCGGTCCGGGAGGAGGACAGGGCGGTCTTGTCCATTTTGATAAAGGAGAAACTGACATGAGAAACATGAAATCTTCAATGGGCGCCTTCTTCAAAGGCGTATTAACGGCGGTTCGCGGAGCAAAGGTAAATTTTCTCGTCCGCTCTCATTGGGACATTGAATGCTATGACCGGAACGGGAAACTCAAATTCACCGGCCACGCGGAAAACTGCTGCACGGCAGAGGGGTTGAATAAACTCCTGAATGTGATGTTCCATGCGGCGGCGGCTATTTCAACCTGGTATATTGCCCTGTTTGAGACGAATACCACGCCGCTCGACACACACACCTACGCCGTCCCCGGCTACACGGAATGCACCGCCTACGATGAAACGGTCCGGCAGGAATTTGTTGAAGCGGAAGCCACCGGGAAGTCCATGTCCAACACCGCAGCGAAGGCGACCTTCACGATGAACGCGACAAAGACGCTCTACGGCGCGGCCCTCGTCGGCGGCGGCTCCCCGGCCAACGGCAAGGGCGACACGGCAGGCGGCGGCGTGCTTTATGCGGCCGCGAAGTTCGATACCGCGAAGCCGGTTGAATCGGGCGACACGTTCAAAGTGACCTGCACCCTGACGGCGAGCGACGTAGTGTAAGGAAAAGCAATGCCGAACACTTACGCAACATGGAATCCCTCGGATAAGCACGCTGACGTTACATTATCCGAGGGAAACCTCAAAGCAGAAAATTCCGGGGCGGCTGACAGGGCGGTCAGGGCGAATCTGTGGAAAACCACAGGGAAGTTCTATTTTGAATTGACGCTCACCGATGTTACTTATTGCGCCGGAGGCGTAGGCGCAGCAGACGGGGTGCTGACAACGAATCCGGGTGGGACAGATACAAACGCCACAGGCGTGTATCAGACCGGAGGGCAATATGCGGACTCCCCGTTTACACGACTCTGGACATCCTCATCGTCGTTCGTTCATGGCGCTCACTTATGCATTGCCGTAGATATTGATGCCGGGAAGGTATGGTACGGCAAAGATGGGGTTTGGCTGAACTCCGGCGATCCGGCGGCTGGGACGGATCCAGCGGCTACTTTTGCCGCCGGAACATCCGTCACCCCTATCGCCTCAGTCAATGCGGCGAACCTTCTGGCGAACTTTGGAGCGTCAGCGTTCGCTCATACCGTTCCTTCCGGCTTTGATGCCGGATGGTACGACCCGCCGCCCGTAATCGAGGAAACTATCGAAGGTTCTGTCGGGGTCAAGGCGGAAATGACGGCCCTGCACTTTGTCGACGACCTTGCGCCGGAAACCGGGATCGAAGCGGATTTTGACGGTTTTGTTGTCAGCCTGATCGGAAACATCGCCCCGGAGGCCGGAGTAAAGGCAGAATTTGAACCCCTCCATCTCGTCGATTCCTTTCCCGCAGGCGCCGGAATCAAGGCGGCATTCGGAGCGGCCGGAAGTGAATACCTGAGAGGCGTCCAGGCCGCCGCCGGTGTCCAGGCAGAATTTGCCGGTATTCAGATGTCCGATACCCTGCCGGCCGCCGCCGGGACCCGCATGGTGCTCGCTTGCGGTTTTGAATATCTCCGGAGCATGGCCGCGGAAGCGGGCGTTCTGGCCGACTTTGAAGGATTCAATTGGTCGGATTTCCTCCGGGTGTATCGGGACCGGATCAGCATTCGCTATAAACTGACCCTTTCCGACGGCATCCTCGATGATATCGATATTCCGATCTCGTCTTTCCAGGGCCGCTTCCGAACGGGCGATCCGACGTTCCTGTCGGTTGTCGTTCCCGGAAATGATCAATACGAGGACATCACGGACCGGGACGAGGGCGATCTGATCCTTACCATGCAATACCTCATCGATGGCGTGGTCTATCATTCGGAAGAGATTTGCACGGTTGACCTGGAGGATATTCGGATTGACGAGGGCGCCGGCAGCGTCAGCGTCACACTCTCCGGGCATCGGACCGTGACGCATATTCCAAAAACGACGCAACTTACGGGCGAATCCTACAAGGCGGTTTATGGCGGAAAAATCCGCTACCGATGCACCCCGGACCTTTATCTGCGCCCCGGAGATATCTGTATTGTCGGGGATGATACCTTCACCGCGGGCGTGATCACCTGGATGGTAAATCCGTCATACGTTACAATGGAAGTCGAGGAAGCGGAGGATTTGGCTTAGATGGGAAAGGCGCAAATCATAAGCGGCGGGACCGGCGGCCTTTATGCCATCAAGGTTCTCTATGACCGCGTGAAGGCAACCGCGAGGATCGCCAAGATCGACGTTGCGGTCGCTTCGCTGGACACGATCCTCGCCACCCTTGCCGCCGAGCTTGCAGCGCAGCAGATCGCGTATGAGGCGGCAAAAACGACCTCTCCCGCAAAGACCTTCGCAGAATTGGCCGCAATGGCCTCGGCGATCAAAGCGAAGAAGACAAAGAGGGACTTGTATCTGGTCGAAAAGGCCTCGAAACAGGCGACCAAGAGGCAGTTGCAGGCGATCCCGGTGGACCCGAATGCGAGCGCCTGGTGCGCGGACCTGACAGAGAACCTCTCCGGGAATGTCGGGACAATCGAACCGAACGGGGAGCCGGCAGGTTACATCGTCCGCCCAGGCTATCAAGGCGGGGCAGTCTATAATCAGGCGCGGGACGGCCAGGTGCAGCCTGTTTTGGCAAACACGCCGGAAGGGGCGTTTTTTAACAAGGCGATGATGCCCGGCTGGCAGAAATGGAAGCCGACCTTTCGGATCGGGACGATAAACACGATCAACACGACTTTGAATACCTGTACCGTCACGCTCGACACGGAAACCAGCAGGGAAAGGCCGGCAGGTCCGGCCCTCAATATCAATCAAGGTCTTGTGCTGGCGAGCGTTCCCATCCAATATATGACTTGCAATGCCGGCGCCTTCGCCGTGGGCGACAGGGTTGTCGTGCAGTTCACCGGACAGAGTTTCAACACCCCGAAGGTCATTGGATTCGAGAGCAACCCGAAGCCGTGCGGGATCTTCGTAAAATACCAGATTTATGAGGATACTGGACTTTTTCCTCAAACAGTCGTTATTTGGGATGTCAGTAAAGATGCTGTCGCTATAATCCCCGGAGTAATCTTCCCGTGTTCGGCAACTGATCCGGTATATCTGGCATGGTTGAGCCGCTATTCGATGGCTGGTAGTTCATTAACCGGAAGGATGATCGAGGAAGGGTTGGCTTCATTTTATAATACGGAAACATCGCCGGTTGAAGCAAAGTGGTATTATTCTCCGCCCCCCGGATTGCAGCAAACAGCGACTGCATTGATAACTGATGAAGGGCCGATTGGGGAATATGGCGGAGCGCCGTGTTCGCGGGGGCTGCATACATTGACCGGCGACTCAGATTTTCTTCAACCAGCGAAAAAAGGGGAAGGGGCCGCTTGTTATTCCTATGTCGTTCTTTTGCCTGCGTATCCGTTAAAGACAACCTGTTTCCGTTGCGGTGGCGACGGGGTGAATCCCGGAGGCGGTACTTGTGATTACTGTTACGGCGCCGGGGTTCTTGGTTGCGTCGGGCAAAGAGTATCCGAACACAAGACGGCTCATACAGTCCAGACTCAACTTTGGCCTGATTCAGGTATTCCCATCCCCGGCCCGATAATTACGGTAAGTCAATCTCTTGCGCGGATTTATGATTTTTATTCACCATGGAGTGCTTTGGTACCGTTTTATACATTGGCAGCCGAAGGTTCTCCTGGAATCATGCCTCCTTATATCCTTTACGATCCAGTAATAGACCCATGGAGTTCGTACTTCGGAGGCACTTACACGGACAAAATCATTGCCGCAGTTTTCTTATTGCAAAACAGCATGGAACGCGAAACTGACGGGGGGAATGTGTCATACGGTGAACCTCCGGTGATTAAGGTTGTGGCCAATGCCAAATATTATGAAGAAGGATCTTCGGGAGAAGACTTCTTTGGCGCAGCGCCGAATGCAGCATTGGGGCAACTTATAAAAGATGCTGTCTTGTTGGCCTATTCGCTGGAAACAACTCAGCCGGCAGAAGATTTGATAGACTATAATGTACTCGTAAATGCGCTTGAACTTTAACAAATAAGGAGGTTAAATCCCATGCCCAAAATAAGTAAATACACAGCGGTTGCGGCCCCCGCAGATACCGACGCCTTTGTCGTTGTCCAGGGCGGGGTTACGAAGAAAGTCACTTACGCGCAGATTAAGGCGGGGATCATCGGCGACGTGGATGCCATGGTCTATAAGGGTGTGATTGCCTGCGCGGGCAATCCGAACTACCCGGCGGCGGATTCGGGCCACGTCTACAAGGTTTCCTCTGCCGGCAGAATCGGCGGCGCGTCGGGTCCCGTTGTTGCGGTCGGCGACGTAGCGATCTGCTCCGTCGACGGCACGGCAGCCGGAACTCACGCAGCCGTCGGCGCGAGTTGGAACATACTGCAAACGAACATCGATATTGAATCCGCGACGGCTGTCAGCGATTTCCTCGTCGGGGGATCGTCGCCGCTTGGGTGGGTCCGGAAAACCCTGGCCCAGGTTAAGGCGATCCTGGGCCTCGGCGGGTCGGTCCCCGCGCCGGTGGCGGCGAACGATTTCATTGTGGCCGCCGGCTCCCCGCTGGATTGGGTCAAGAAAACCCTGGCGGAAGTCATGGTGATCCTCGGCACAGTGTCCTCCATCGCCAAGTCCTCAGCCTACACCATCCTCGACACTGACGGCTTTCAGAGCCTATACGTTTCAGGCAACACTGTAATCAAACTCCCTGTAGCCTCCAAGAAACGACTTATCAGGTTCAAGAAAACT